TCTCCACCAACCTGTTGTGTATTTATTGCACCAACACCAGATTTTGTAGGAACATAAATTGTATTTTCCATAGCACCTGGATTTACATATTCACTCATAACATTGCCAGTATCTATAGAAGATTTTTGTTCAACTAGAGATTTAATTCTTTGAAGTCTTTCTCTAACTTTATCTTTTGGCATATCAGCTACTTCAACTTCAATGATTCTAAGGAGTGCCGATTTAGTAATTCTGTTAAGGAGCAAAGCGTTTTCTAACAACATATTTTCACGCCATATTTTATAAGAATTATACAGCACTGATTGACCTCTTCTTACAGAATAAACATAGGCACCTTCGTCAGAAGTATAATCATTGAATATTTGAACTTGTTCTGGAAATCTTGGAGTATCATCTTGAAGAGATGCATGAACAAAACTTACAGCATTATAAATATTAACATCATTTCTTCTTAATCTGTAAGTATAGAAATTAGTAAACATATTGTTATTATCTGTATCTAACTTAGGAACTGAATTTGTTTTTATATATGCATAGCTCTTACCAAATTTAGTAAGTTCAAACATTTCAGCCGGATTAGGTACCATCTCAATATAGTTTACTAACTTATCATCATTTTTATAATACTTAATTATTACATCTTCATCAAGTTTTTCTTTTTCTTCTACTTCAGATTCCTGGGCCTTTTCAAATTTTTCATTTAATATATTTTTATCTTTTTCTTTTAATAAATTATCTTCAAAATCTGATTCTCTAAACAATCTTAAATATACGTCACCATATTTGCAAAGAGAATAAACCCATTGATATACATACTTATCTACATTTAAACTATTGAGTAAGAATGTTACATATCTTAAAATTTTTGGATCACTAGATTCAGCCCAGACCATATCACCATTTTCATTTGTTTCAGTAGCATCCTCTGCATAAGTTTCAAGAACTGCTGAAACTGTAGAGTCCTGAGCCATAGTATCTAAAGTCTCATATAAAGTTTCTCTATTATTTGTTATTTGAGTAAATGCATTTATTTTTGTAATGTCTACAGCGGCAGATTCACCACCTTGAACTATAGAATCATAAAATGCATCATCTGTATCTACACCTATTTGGGTTTCTGGTATTGTAACCGGATTTATTTTATGTCCTAAATCAGGTGACTCATCTTGATACATATTTTTTGTGTTTAAACTATCTGTCATTAACTACCTCATATGATTATGCCATCATATATAAGCATATTGTCATAACTATTATTACTTATTGGTTTTCCTACACCCATGTGAGAAAATGAATCTTCATGAAAAGCCTTTGTAGCTTTTTTTAATTCTTCTTCAAATGACACTGTTACCTGTTGCTGAGTAGGGTCTAAATCAGAACTCTCTGCAGCTTCTAACAACGCATCAATAGTATCTCCATATTCAAAATCATATTCTTCAGCATGTTGTGAAGCATTCCATATGCTACCACATAATGCATCAGCACTGTCCTTTGAATTTATCCCACTAGGAGTGTGGTCTATTTTACCATTATTATTATTTCTTTCTAACCCTATTAGCTCTTCAGTTAATAAGTTATTATTAAATAATTTTATTCTTTCTTCATATATAGTATTTTTTAAATACTGATATGGTAAACATATTCTATCTGTAACTCTATCTACAGATATAACTTTTGTTTCAAATCCTCTTGCTATCAATTGTTGATTCAAATCAGCAGACTGGAAAGTATCGAATGAAACTCCTTTTATATTAAACCCCTGTTCTCTTAACCAGTATATAAACTGTCTATTCTTTTCAAAACTTATTTGATACCCCTTTGGGGCTTTTATAGAAACAACGAATGCAGGTTGATAAAATAACTCTTTAGAAGGAGGCTGACCCTCAACTGGTGGTTTCTTTCCTACTATCCATGTACCAGCAATACCAGTTTTATCCCCAGTAATAGACATATCAAGATGTATATATAAAGGTTTATATAAATATTCCTGAGGTAATTTAGATATATCAAAATAATCATAATATTGATTATTATCATCAGGCCCATTGCCTATTTCTAAAATCTCACTAGAAAATGGGTTCTGTAACAAGTCATCTTTTACAGCCGCTATTCTAGGCCCAGAAATGTATCTACTTGAACTTGTAGTTGAAAGACCAGCTATATCAGTAAGTGCTATATCTATATCATCTATAAAGTTCTCATAGTAACCTATTGGAACTTCTAAAATATTAAACCCTCTATCTCTATAAATCTGTTCATCTTTTTCTGAACAATCCAATGGCAGAACTTCTGAAGATAGAAATTTATTTCCTACAGCAACTTTAAATTTTTTATCACTATATTTATCTTCTCTGATAACCCATTGTGGTTCATCTACAACTAAAGTTGTTTTACTCTCATTCTGCTTTTTAGTTTGAATAAAAGTTTCCATGTAAGATTGTTCTGTTCTCTTTGAAGAAGCAAGAACTAATATTGTTGGATTTTTATCTCCCTTCATAAATCTTGATTGCATTCTTGCAGATGCAGCACTAACTAATGCTCTTGCTTTTTCTTTTTGTGTTTCAACATCTTGATTCTTTTGAAAAGATATTTCATCAAAAAATGCAAAAAACACAGCACGTCCAATAATATGAGCAGTTAAAGAACCAGCAATAAGTTCAATTCTTTTAGTGGGTGACCACTCTTTATATACTGTACCAGATAATATGCCATGGTCAAGAAACCATGGAGAAGTCTGTAAAAGTTGTTGCATCTTATCCCAAGCAACACCTTTAGAAGCGTCCAAAGTAATATTCATAAAAGCAAAAGAAATCTTATCAATAGGCTGTAATCCGTAATAAATATAAGGATCTTTTAAACAAAGCATTCTGTATAATTCATAAAGACCTACAAGAACAGCCATAAAAGACTTACCGAGACCAATAGCGCCAGTTAAAGCTAATGTATTATACTTTGCTGGCTGTAGAGGATTTGGAAATATCTTTTTTAAAGTCTCTTCCCAATAAGGAAATACAGTAAACTTACCATCGTCATTAATAAGACCTTTACCTAAATATTTAGGATCTCTTAAAAATGTTTCAATGTCTACTGGAACTTCATCATAATCTTTTAGTATCAATTCATTATATGAATTTGAAGTTCCAGTAGTAGATATATCACCTAATATTTTTAAGACTTCATTTCTTTCTGCTTCTGTTAAATTTTCTAATAGTTCATTAGTTATCTCTGTCATTATATTTTATTACAACTATTTTTCTATAAAATATCCTTCTTGAAGAGTAACTTTATTTACTGTCAATTGTTTATAGTAACTCTTTTTCTTTGTAGTATAATTATTTTTATCTTTATATTCTTTAATAAGCTTTTTAGCTTTTTCTTCTTCAGAAGCATTAAACTTTTTAGTGGACTCTAATTTATCTTTCTTATAAATTTTTACAGTTATATAATCAAGTATTTTCTCACCTTTTTTATTTAACTTATCAACCTTAGATTCTTCCTCAAATATATAAGCAACTCTTGCGTAAGATGCATTAGTCTTTTCTGAATTATACAAAAATCTTTTTGAAACATTTGAATTTTGTATATAATTACTCTTATCATTCTTCTTATTATTGTGTTTCTCGACTTTACTAACACCATACCCTATACTATTTAAACTTATACATCCAGAAAACATATTATCTGAATTACGATATACTTTTGTTGTCACTGATTTAGCATTTTCACCTTCACCCTCAGTAGTTGTTTCTTCAGTGTAAGGTAATCTATCTAGTTTAAAATGCCCAGAATATACATTAGTAGTATTTTTATTAGTTCTTATAGCATATATAGTATGTAACTTTAAACAATTCTCAAACATAGAAGTCATATCAGTAACGTTAGAAGTATTGAAAGAAGTCAAATCTAACAATATCATAGAAGAACAATCTTTAAACATAGAATTCATATTAGTTACATTAGTTGTTTTTATAGAATCAATACCAGTTATTTTAGTTAATGAAGAGCAACTATTAAACATATAGCTCATATTTGTTACTAATTCAGTATTAAATATAGAGATATCTAATTCTTCTAATGAAGAACATCCATTAAACATATAACTCATATCTTTTACAGCATCAGTCTGCATAGAAATTGACAATTTTTCTAATGAAGAACATCCAGAAAACATTCTATATGTACTAATAGCTAGAGGAGTTTTAACATTTAAAAAATTAATAGATTTAATTGAACTACAGTCTTCAAACAGGCTATCAAAATTTTCTGTCCACCCAAAATTTGATGATTCAAAATCTATAGACTCAATACTGGAGCATTCTTTAAACATATTACTTACATCAATAACTATATCAAATTTAATTTTTGTTAAATCAGTTATTTTTAATAAATTAGTACACCCTGAAAACCAATTGGCAGTAATATAAGGATCAAATTCATCCTTAACAACAACTTCTTTTATTTCAGATTTTACACCTTCCCATGGTACACCTTTTCTAGTATCTCTTACTCCAGCAAAATAAGTAATAGTACCTTCTGTATCTCCTGTATCGTATTTATTCTTTGTATCATTAAAGAAAGTAAAAATATTAGTAGCACTATCAAACTTGGCATATGTTTCTAACTCTGATGGTATTAATGGTTCTGGCTCTTGACTTTGTGTAGTAGAATTACCAGACCATTTCCAATCATCATCCTTATATGCGTATGGTAAAACTTCATTCCACTGAAGTCTTGTTGAAGTTCTATTATAATATTTAATTCTACCATGAACCATAAGA